AGACTTCTCTCCTTAACACCTCCGATAAACAGGTAGAGTTACCTAGTCGGTTACTTAAGTTTATCACTTAGAATTACTCAGTCTGCTTTCTTTGATGCTCTGATTTCGTGGGAACCAGTTTGGACTATGAACTGCAGTCCAAAGGCGGAGCCACAATCGTAGCCAACGACCTACATTAGGCCTAAAGGAGGTTTCCTGTAAGGATTCCCACCTTAGGTCACATGGAGTCTTCGTTAGTTCCGACGAGGCATCCAAATACCTTGACATGCTTTGTTCAAAGTCCAAATCGGGATCTGAAATGGAGTTGTTAAATAAGGAGCCGAGGGCTTCTGTCCTTGTTTCTGTCCACTTATCTAGAAGAGGTGAGATCAATTCGGTAAAGAGGCTCTTCTCACTGTCGGATGTCGGTGTTTTAATAAACACTTTATCCCATGCGATGAAGTCTTTTGAAGATAATGTACTAAAGAAAGGAGTAATCTCCTTTTCGAAAAGTAGTTTCTTCGCGGTATCCAATGACTTATTTGTCGAAGGTCCCGCTACCGAGGTAGATCTTAGCCACTCTGAATAAGATGGTTTAGACCAAGGAGAGACTCCTGGCATGAGCAACAGAGCAAGAGCGTGCACCAACCTCCATGCTTTAATCTTTATCAGATATTGTATGTTTCGGGTTGACACACTTCTTGCCTTATAACCGAAGCCCATAAACTGTAGGACACTCGATAGAGTAATCTTAGGGTGTCTCCTCAACTTCTGGAATAGTAAAACTAAACCAGGAAGAGAAGACATTGCCACATTGATTTCATCCATTGAGAATGGACTACAGTTATGGACTCCTTTATATATGAACTGAGAAGCGAACTCGAAGGACCCATTATTAGAAAACAAGCTTTTTGACTTGTTAATGGGAACTCCAATTCTGCCCATCAGTTCCTGGTACTCAGAGGCTACTTTCTCGTTTCCAATGACTATGTCATCCCCGAGAACGAGGTACTCATCAAACCATTGGTCGTACCCGACTTCCTTCGCTGCAAACTGCACCAAATAGTGGTGTGTAAGTGCTAGCATGGCCCAGTTCGATAAGCATCCCATGGGAGCTCCAACTTTGTAGAAGAGATACTTCTCATTTACCTCCTTCTGGGAGAACAAATGATTGATATCTCTCTCACTCGCATAGTCCATGACTTGCGTCTTGTACGTAAACGAGGAGAAGAGTGAGGGGTATTGGTTCCTTAATGTACCTTTTGGTAGATAAGGCCAAGCCCTTCTTGGTACTTTGTACCCTCTTGCTACTAGTAGAGCAGCCCACAGGGTAGCTGTCCTTTCTGAGATAAAACTACCGAGTAGTTTTATTTGGACTAGGAGTGGAAGCCGATCTGTGGCAGCGGAGAGATCAAAAGAATATACATTCTTAATAGATCTGGTTTTAACCAACTCCGAAAACCGTTGTACGGCTGACTCTTGATCGAATGTAGCGTCTTCACGTATGGTTCTCAATATTTTGAACAACCATTTGTGAATAGGCGACATGAACGATTGAGTCCACCAGTCCACCATAGCGAACACCCTTACTTTCCCACTTGGTTCCAGTTTCAGACCTAAACGTCCTAGAGCACCTACCTGCGGGAGAGGTTTATGATCCTTGGTCTTACGTTGGATTACTGACTCGGCTGATTCGGTAGTTGGACGAGGGAAATTCTCTCGTGTCACTATTGAATCGTAGAGAGGAACTATAGAGTCCTCTTCTACTTTCTTTGGCTGTGCCAAAGATAACCAAAGTCGAGTTGGATCCAAGTTTTCCTTGGTCAAATCCAAGTTAGCGATTTGGGTCATGAAATCCATTAGGACTTCACGAGAAGAATGAATCGGGTCGGGGACCTTCTTCATCTCCTCATCCAATACGCGAGCTTGGACCCTCTTTCCTCCTAGTGAGAATAATTCACCTTCACCCATCCTTTCAAGCATTTGAAGTGCTTTGGTGTAGGATCCGTCCCTCTCCCCCTTACAGTGCGACCAGTTGTAGAAATGTTCTACATCTTGGACGAACACCTTAAGGAGAGAGAAAAGCGGATGCCTTACCCAAACTTTTGCATCTCGAATGATGTTGAAAAAGGCAATTTCGCCTTTGAGGGTGTTGGGAGTTACCTTCATTAGGATAGGTAAGGGCTCGAAGATCCACTTAGGTTCTCTGACATGGTTTAAATCACTTCTTTTAGAGTGCTTAGCAAGCGTTCTATTCTTGCTAAACAATATCTTCCGGAAATGATCTATTCCTTGAAAGAGACCTGTCGCCTCGAGAGCACTTTCTGGTACACCCGAACGGTAGATACTATGCAGTTTGTACTTAGGTTTAAGCTCAAACACCTTATATAAAGAAAACAAGGTCATCCAAAATTGGATGTACATAGCATCGCCTTTTCGGATATACTTCCTGTGAACTTTCGGAATTATTCGGGGTATACCGCCTCTAGTTTTAGCGACGGCATGCTTACCGAGTAATTGGCCAGCAACTTTTCTGGAAGGGTCTGCAAGCGCTTGCATAAGCATTAACTTACAGGTCTTCAGATAAGCAGCTAGGCCCGACAGTCCGCTACTATTCCTAATTTGGTTAGATCTGCGGGCGAAGGACACTAGTGCCAGAAACCAGGTGGTGCCTCTCTTTCCGGCTACCACTAAAGGTACCTTGTTAAGGGCCTTTAGTATAGCCTTCGGATCTTTTAAAATCCGCGACCAAGGGAATGAAGTGCGGGCACGGAGCAACCATTTATCAGATAAATGGATTTGGGATTTGATTAATTTCAACATCTTCTTGCAACTTGTCCCACTTCTCCACATACTACTGGTAAGACCCTGTCTAAACAGTTAGTTCCCGAGAGAGTGTACCCTAGGTCCATCGATACTTACAAGCGGATCATTATTAGACACGGGATTGTGTCCTAGACCCTATTCCGAGCGTATCCTTCCTTTTCAGGAGATCAGTCTCTGGAAACTTTGCAGTACTTCGACTTGATAGAGGTTCCCTCGCGATGTCCTGTAGTAACAGGTACGTACCAGGGATATCCCTGTTCGGTTTCCTCCCACTTTCTGAGGTGTTCCTCGAAGAGGAACCCTTTAGAAAGCATGTCCCGGATGGGATGGGCGGGCCGCAGGTCGGTCGAAGTACCTTCTAGTGTGAAACTAGGTGAGGTTTCCGTAAGGACACTCCAGGTCTTCTGAATCTTCCCATGACCTTGACAGAGTCTTTTCTGACTCAGGTAGACTAGTGACTAGCCACCCGGTCCTCGGTCGATCCTTGGTCCCCCACGGGCCTGAGGGTCCCCACTAACAGGTAGTCTCGTCTAACTGGGTCAGACGGAGTTACCTAAACAGGTAAGTACTGATTTACTCTGTTGGTCAGACCTAGTGGTTCATCTCAGGGCCGTATTGACTGCAAGTTTCCCTTTGCACCTTACGGTACCTCTATACTATATAAACGTTAGAAGGAGGGCCTATCTCGACTACAGACAGGTCGTTAAACAAATTCTCCAACGTTCCGGTTATATAATATACTTCTGCCCGGGGAGGGCGTGATGGTCTTTTGCATAACCACCGTTGCAGACTCTCGGACCGTTGGCATCAGAAGTGTCAGCGGATGGAGCGCTAGTCGACGCGCCACCTGCACACCTAACCTTAGGTATAAGGTCTACAACCCCCGGGGGGGCCTGGGACCAGTAAGTCGCTGGTCCCAGCGGGTTGTCCGTCACCCCCCCCCAGAGAGGAGAAACTCTGGTAAATTCAAACTCACCCTTGGTCTCACACCCTATAAGTGATCAACTTTAGGATACCGTGACAAGGAATTATAGCATACCTTACTGTACACGGACTACTAACCAATACCTCAGATTAACTCTAAGAAACTGGAAAGCAGTTTGAACACTCACCTCTTCTTCCTTATCTTCTCCATGCTATTGGAGCGCTCTCCCCGGCTCCTCCCATTCCAGGGATTCACCTAAAGGAGTTGATTGTACATACTTAGCTTGTGACTCATATGCCAACGCTTATATAAGAAAGGGTTTCGTTGATCCATTGGCTATCATCATATCCCACTCGTGGAGAATAGATGTCTCTGGGAATATCGACGGGCCCATAAGTGCTCTCGTGCACAAGTTTGTTTTATAGTGGAACTTTCTCCCTAAAGCCCAATCCTTTGTACCCAGATAACTGGAAGGATCGGTTCCTCATGGAGCCCCGTCCACTGGAAAGGAGACGGTCCAAGGAGACTTCTCTCCTTAACACCTCCGATAAACAGGTAGAGTTACCTAGTCGGTTACTTAAGTTTATCACTTAGAATTACTCAGTCTGCTTTCTTTGATGCTCTGATTTCGTGGGAACCAGTTTGG